AAAGGGACGCACAGGGACGCCGTAGGGGACGTTGCCACGCCGATACATGTTATCATATCGTGTGCCGTTTCAATGTCCACACACAACGATCCTCGGGCCTTGACGGTGGGTCGTATGTGGGTGTCCCAAAACGCATTAAGGTCGTCAAGGGTTGGCTCGATCCATAGCTCCCTAGAGGGCCGACGCAACTCAGGATATTCTGACTCTCGCTTGGCCTTCATCAGGTCTGCAATGACGACGGGTCTATGCTGCCACTGTCGTAGCACTGCTGCCGGATGGAATGTTGGGAGGATTTTGAAGTCGTAGTTACCTGTGAGGGTGGTACCTCTCAGCTTGGTGATGCCGGTCGCGTTGGCGAGTGCCCACATAGCTGTGTTACCGAAGGCTACGATTAGGTTCGGCCGCCACTCTAAGAGTTCTTCTCTAAGCCTGGTGAGTTCGTCAAAGTACTCTGGCTTGACGTAGTTGCCTTGGCTGAGGGGCTGCTTGTCGTAGCCCGGTGGGGTCTCAGCCTTGCTGGTACAGAAGGACTCAATCTTATTTCCCGGTGGACCTAGTTCGTGGCCGGACATGCCTACGAAGCCATGATTGAACATGGCCTCTTGTTCGCCGTAGGCCTCACCGACAAAGACTACCTTAATCTTGGGGCTTACCATGTATAAGGTCCATCACCTCGTCGGTGCGTTTGTGCAGCTCGTTCAAGTTCACCCTGTCGTTCATTATTACGAAGTCAGTAAAGATACTGTTGACCTCAGTCTCTGATGGGTGGTTCTGGGTGGGGAAGTTATTATCCTGTGGGACGACCTTAACCAGTAGGCCATTGGCTGCCTTGATAGCTGCGGCCTCGTTCCCGAACCTGACATCATCAGCCACCACATTCTCTTGGACAGCTACCGCACGACGGAGCCAGGCTTCTATCCAAATCTCGTCGCCGATGTGGTTCCTGCCCCACTCGGTGCCGAGGGTTTGCATGGCATGTCGTGGTGTCCTGCCACATACTAGTCCGTTGGCTTTCTCTTTTCCCTCACCTTCTAAGTCATAGTCGTTCAGTCCTAAGACGCGAAGCATATCCTTGAGTGGATCTGCAAACTTGACAACTTTAAAGTTGTGTTTGGTTACAAGTCTTGCGGCGACGACGCCCTTGCCGGAACCCTTTAGGCCGACAATTCCTAAGACTGTCATCACATACACTCCAGGTCAGATTGCTGATCTAAGAGTGCGGGCCGAGTTGAGTCTTGCGATAGCATCCTCGCAGTACTCGTTGCTAACATCAAAGCCTGCAACACGTCTGGCCCCAAGGCTCTCAGCGGCCGTAAGCGCTGTTCCACTTCCGCACGTAGGATCAAGCACTTCGCTAGTATCGTCGACGAAGAGGCGGAAAAAGTGTCGCAGGACTGGCTCAGGCTTCTGACTGATATGGGTTGCCTCGGACTTGCTGGTGGGGGCGGCGTAGGAATTTGCGATAGGCGAAACAACTCGACGATCTCCTCGGGAGATGAACAGAGCAGTTTCATAAGTTCTCCTCGGACCTCGTTCGGGATCGGGTAGTATGCCTCGATTGTCTGACTTGTGCCAAACGAGGGGAAATGAATTGACATTGAGATCCGGGGCGCTGTTGAACTTCTTGATTGTTTCATGGTAGTACTCCATACTGAACCAGAACATGATGTGTGCGGACTCCAAGAGGAGCTTGTCCCGGTGTGCAATGAGGCTGTCCAAGAGGTTCCAATAGACCTCGGGACTGTCGTCGTATGCGTCCCGCTTGTCGGCACCTCCTTGGGCTGACTTATCGTGGCCTATACCGTAAGGGAAATCACAGTGCATGAAGTTAAACCTACGGCCTTTGAACTTGGCAGCGACCTGTAAGAAGTCCAGGTTTAAGATGTCCTTCGATGCAGCACGCACAACAGACGCAGCTCCCTCATCACTTGTGGCTTCGTCGTCCTCGAGGTCAACTTCGACCTCGTCAATTTGACTGAGTTCTGTGTCGATGACACGCTGGAGTCTACGGTTTATTATATTGAAGCCAGCTCGGGTACTCTCAGCTGCACCTACTTGGGTATCGTTCTCCCTGAGTGCACGGCCAACGATGCAATGCTCACTGACGTAAGGCTGGGTGTAACCGATAGCGGTAGCGGTGTCTTCTTGGGACCAGTTCTCCCCAGTGTCGTAGAGTTCATGAAGCTGGAGTACTGCTTCAGACTCTTCCTTCCAGGTCAACTGCTTCCGCTTAATGTTCTCCTCGAGTTCAATCTTGTGCAGTTCCTTTTCGTCCAGCTCGTCAACATAGTGAACTGCAATGTGTTTCATTTTAAGCTGCTTGGCGGCACGATATCTCCGTTCACCTGCGATGAGTTCATGCTTGCGAGTGACTATTATGGGGGATAACAATCCAAGTGCAGTGATGGACGCCGCAAGACCTTCTATGTCCCCCAGCTCTGAACGCACGCGGTCTTGTGTTATCTTGATCCTCTTCAGTGTAACTAGGTGAAACTCTTGAGAGGCAGGCATGGTAATATCCTTAGGCTGTAGTTAGCTAAAGGGGTGGGGCCAATAGTTCAGCCGGCCAAGACCGCAACGACTGGCCCCACCTAGTAGTAGCTTTCCGGAGGTCTTACGCCTCGCGGAAGGATGTCAGGTTGTTGAACATCCGGTCATCTCCTTCACGGTTGGAAGGCGTCTGAGTAACATAGCCGATGACCTGATTGTTGGGCAGCTCCTCGATGATCTGGCGCAACGTCTTGTTGTGTACGTTGATGCCAGCCTTCGAGGCAAGGCCCGTGTCTGCGTCGGACAACCGATAGGCGGAGTCCGGCGTGAGCCAGAAGTCCTCACGGACTGTTTTCTTAGAGAGGTCCAACGGGCCTCCGTTGCCATCAACTAAGAGGTCTGGGTCCACGTCCTCCTCGGCAGAGAGAACGCCGAACACGATCCGTACTCCCGGCGTCCCCTTCTTCTGGGACGTGATGAACTCTCGCGAGTCGATGTTCAAGAGGTACGACCCTGCAGGAAGGGCAACCGGAGCCTTAAAGTCGGTCCCGTCTGTATCGAGCAGTGCGTTAAAGTCTGGTGCCTGCCCAGCACCATCGTCCTTTGGTTTCTTAGCCATAGGTTACTTTCCTTTCTTCATGGCGACAACGTTGCCGCCTACGTTCTGGACCAGCTCAAAGAAAGTTGCCAGTCCCCCAACAGCGTACCCCTCCTTGTCAGTCTGCAACGGTATCTCGTCGGGAATGACTCGAGGCGCTGTGTTTTTGAGTTCAAGATTACCTTCGGAAGTAGTGCGAAGTATCCTGCGCTCGTTAGTCCCCGTCCCACGAACTCGGAGAGAAAGAACGGAGTTGAAATACCTCCCGACCTTGGGAGGTAATTTAGAACCGAGGGCAGCTGGGTAGCCACGCATGCCAGCAGTCACGACGTCCTCGATGTAGGTGATGTGAGCGGTGACGATGACGTTGCAGCTGATAGCCTCGGATGCGAGGGCGTTGAGTACACCCTCTTGAATTTCCATAGCCCGACCCCAGTCCTGTATCTGAAGAGAGTTGGCGCCGCGGCTGTTGATGGCTCGGACATATAGTAGAGAAGAGAGACCAAAGAATGTTAGTGAGTCTAGGACGATTACGTCCTTCGGTCCCCAAGAGGAGACTGGACCTAAGCCCTCGTCGTCTGTTTTCCAATGGTCAAGGAGCGACATCGCTTTCGTGACTGCCTTCGGCATGCCAACAGGGATAGTAACACCGTTCACGAGTTTGGTCTTGTCTTGCAGGGTTTCGTAGATGAGGCTGCCCTTAGCCTTGGGGCTGATGAAGTTCCCTAAGATATCAAGGCCGTTGTCGAAGTCGATGACTCGTAAGTTGTAGCCCTCGTTGACGAGTGCTGCAAGCGCGCCGGTTTTGCCGGCACCAGAGTCACCGATCAATAATAACCTCGTGCGTGTCTGAGATGAGTGCTTACTAAATGAAGGCATGTTTCCTCACAAATACGTTATGGTGACGACGATGAAGTAGAAGGCTATGATGATGAGAATTAGTCGGTACATCAGTCTCCCCTATTTTCGAGGGGGTTCCAGTGATCTATCTTGAAGTTGCTCTTAAGGAACGCTTCGCGTACTCCAGGATCTTTGTTGCAACAGTCTTGAAAGATACAGCCTGAGTACTTGTGGCATGAGGTCTCGTTCATGGGCCACGACTCTTTCTCAGCACAGTTCTCTGCGAACTTGATCCACTCCATTGTATTCTCCAGCCACTCATCACACTGAGCGTTGGTACGCATGGATGGACTGCGCTGGAAGCGAGTGAACCCGACGCCGACTTGTGCTGCGTCAATGATGGTGCCGACTATCTTGATAGGTACGATGGTCTTAGAGGATACAGTGTATCCCGTCACCTGACCATCTGGTGAGAACTTAGCAAAGTATTTCTCATCGAGTCCATACTTAGTATGCTTCCGTTCAATAACGTAGCCTTGGTTGTTAAAGATCCCCACCTTATCAAGATGGCCGCAGTATAAATAGTTGTCGCCATCAGGGCTCGTGAGGGGCAGCTCGATGCGGAAAGATAACTCGACGGCGGGCTTGCCGTCAGGGGTAACGTAGGTTGTGATGCTGTCATCTTTGTAGGCCTCAGCATACCACACAATACTACGGATGAGGGTAAACCTGTTACGGGCAGTCTCCTTAGGCTCGTAAGGTTCCCAGGGAATGAAGGTGCCGGCCTCGTCTCGGGTGCCACATTTCTCCAGGCCATAACGAACTGCCTTTCTTAATGCTACCTTGTCATCATCCCCGCGAGCCTTATGCTTATCGTACTGCTCAAGACAAGCATGATAGAGGCCACCATAAACGAGGGGTGCTGCTTTCTTCTTAGGCTGGTAGCCCTCAATTATGGAGAGATAATATTTGTAGGGACACTCCTTTAAGAGGGAGATCGAGGTGTTGTCCCAGGCTTTTTGAAGGGCCGGAGCTGTTTCGCAGAACATATTGTCAGAGGTTTCTAAGTCCTGATCTGTCTGCAAAATTTTGGCCGGACTATTGGGTTTCGTTTGAGCCTTGGTCATAACCCTAGGTCCTCCAGCTTGACGCCGGCACTTGGTAGTGCCCGACGCCCTTCAGCCTTGGCCCGTGTCTCTTCTTCGAACCACTCGACGCGCTTCTTCCGCAGCTCATCTATGATGCGGTCTACCTCAGCGTCGGTAAGATCGAGGGGGTCACGAGCAAAGAGGTCAGCGATGGTATCACCACTAGCTTCCGTTAGTGGTTGATCCTTCTTCGACTTTTTCGCGCTCATATTTCTCCTCCAGGCGCCTGACGTGGCGCGCAATTAGGCGGCGGATTACAAGATTGTAGCCTGTGTTAGGGTAGTATACACGAAGTCTCTCCAAGTCGGTATCATAGACACGACAGGAGATCTTGACTGTGGGGCGGTCGTCTTTAGGCCGTGCCATCATTCACTATCCACAGTTCTGATTCAGCGTTAGGGGAAATAAAGAAGCTAAGCTTGTCGTAGCGGAAATCTTGTTGCTCGCGGAACGCCCTGCGGAGGCGATGGATGCGCTCACGCAGGTGAGAAGGATCGTTGACAGGAACTCGGATGCCAAACTCCTTCTTGTTCGCCAGCTCTAATAGGTCGATGATCTGTTCAGCTTCCATTGTCTTTTTACAGCATCCAAAATTACTTTTGGAAACATGCTGCCTTCGCATCGGTGCTATTGACCACCCACGCTTGAGCTGCGACGCAGTTCTCCCGGCTTTCAAACTCTTGCGTGTAAGCGAAAAAGCTAGGTGTACTAAAGACGATAACTAGAACCCACACTCTTCGTCCTCCATTTAGTCTTCTTGGTAGGACCGCCACGAGGGAGGCCGCGGCGGCCCAGCCAAGAAGGCAGACGCTGGCTGGGGGCGACAGCGCCTGCGGTTCTTCTTGACTTAGAGGTCGAGGTCTAGCTCCGACTCACCGACCGCCGCCTTAGCTGCGACAATCTCTTCGGCCTGCTCGCGCCACTCGGGGTGCTTCTCGAGGGCGTCGGCCGCCAGTTCGGAGATCTTCTTCGCTCCGACATCCTTGACTACCAAGCCCTTGCGGACGATGGCCTTGCGGACGTTGATGCGAGCGATCTCCATTGCTTCCTTCCCGACCGGGTCGGAGCTACGGATGCCGCCAAGCGCACGGATGCCGAACTCATACCCGGACACGTATACGTCAAGCTCTTTTTGGAGAGCGGCCACGTCGCCGTCCTCGTCGTTGACCTTCTTCACCCTGCCGGCGAAGTTGTTGCGGACGTTCTCGGTCAACAGCTGGTTCATAGCCGAGGCTTCGTTAGGGTTGAGTGTATATCCCTCGGCATAAGGAGCCGGTACTGTGAACTTGGCTCCTTGGATGGTAACGTCTCTTCGTTCTGTCTTGGCATTGAACTGCATGGTGTTCTCCTCCGTTGGTTGGTGCAGCTGTGTTAGGAACTCTGATCATTTTCATTTTACAATTTTTGTCGAATGAATGTCAAC